CGCAAAAACAATGAAACGCAAAATTCCCCAGCTTCCGCTGGTTAAAAACTATTTCATTTTTCTATCAGCGGAATCTAGAGAACGTCTCAAGAATCGCATTACAATATTTCAGGCACTATGGTGGTGCCTGTGGTGTCGGCGTAGTTGTCGACACCGAAAATGGTGGTATGCCAGTGAAGAAGTAGACTTGAAAGTCTTCTCCACTTGCAACATAGGACTGCAAAGCAGCATCTGTATCACTAAGATTTATCCTACCACGTAAAGTGAAACCCCCATAAAACGAACCGGGGTTTGCACCAAAGTCCAACTGCTTTCCAGGACAAAACCTAAGGTTATTGTAGTACGGGACCTCAAATTCCATCACTCTGTTAATACCAGGGTAATGAACAGCAGTCCCAGAAGAACCGTAAGGAAGTGCCCATTGCTTTATCACATCAGGCTGCATGGCCTCAGCACGAGCATCATAAGCAGTCAATACTGTGGCTGCACCAGAAGAATCATCAGCGAATGCACTAGGGGGAGAGTCAAGACTAACTGCAAGAACTGTTTTGTCATTGACATTACCAACTGGTGCAATCTTATATCTTATTGAACCACGGTGACCAGAAAACATGCTTGACACATAATGCAACAGATGCGTGTTGACGTAATTATAGGGTGTGTCCGGTGCAGGAACAGATGTAAAATCTATAGCACCAGGCACATAACCCCTGAAAAGCGGGAAAGCACATCGCTTAAGCTCAAGGGTAGATATAGATGTATCACCACCAATCATATTCTCATGCATCGTAAATCTTTTAAGCAGAGTCCTCAAACTTACTATAGACTCGCCAATGAAGACTTTATTGATGTCATCTGAATTTGTAGTGCCAATACACATTTGTGTAACAGGTCCTTCATAAGCCATGTTGCATGCAGCATCGATCGGTGTGCCAGACGGAACACCAGATTGCTGGTCCATCGTCAGAGATGATATGCCAGTGTCCCTTGGAACAAACACTTCAAAATCATCACCAGCACTGACAAATACATTCACCTTAATGTCATTGTTGGCTGTTGAGTTTGGTGTTGTAAGTTCATTAATAACTGTAAGAGACAAAAACCCATTATCACGACTGCCTGTAATAGGCGTCAGAGGTGTTGTACCATAATAATTACTAGTACCACCTGCTGGGAATGCATTTTGCAACAATGAAACTTGCTGTGCAACACCAACTTCAATTGTGAAATCAGAATTCTCAGAGATGTCAATGACCTCAATGAAATTGGTGTTGAAATCAAGAGTGTGCGAAACATTTGGGTCATATCTCACCATGACCCTACCCCTATGGTATGCAGAAGTGACAAATTGAAATCGTAATCTCAATTTCCCAGTCCAATATGCAAATGGAAATGCCATTGCACAGACTGGTGTGAAATGAAACTTTGAATCTGCAGCTTTCGCAAACCAAGAACCTGGTGTCAATCTAATGTTAAAAAGCATGTCATCCGGTGAATTAGATTGTAACCAATCAAACTGTGTTAAATATGACTCTCGTTGAGCAATGTTGGATATTGTTAATGGATCTTCAGAACCAACACCACTTATACGTGGGTCCACAGTAAGCTCCTGAGCGCAATCAACTGTCAATTTTTCCGACAAATCTGGTACATTGCACAATGCAAAACTTGAACTCATTTGATTTCTAACCCTATCTGGAGCTTTGGTAATCACAGGACGACTATACCCAAAATACTTTGCTATCCCAGCAATTGCTGTAGCACCCATGCTAGTTGCTGTGGCCAATGGTGCAATCTGAGGAAAAACTGTCAGCTTGCTCAAAGTCTTAGCGAATGCTGTTGCAGGTTCGGATATGAAACCCTTCATATTGGCTTCTTTCATCTCTGATGTTCCAGATTGTGAAACCATTGTGAGGGGTTTGTCTGAAGTCAAAACATCCATCTCAACTTCTGAAGCCCAGGCAAACATACTAATGGTAACTGGATCTGTGGCACCATTTGCATGCTTCAAAGATGCCAGCTCAGTGATCATCAACAACCCCATATCTTCCCACTCCGAATCCGGTATGGACAAATAATTCTTATGGAAAAAGAATGGCAAGATCATTTCTCCACCCTGAGAGCATGTTGGATTTATCATCAATCTAGGTCTCTGAGATATACCCACTTTATATGCTGCGTCTGCCAAAGGAACAGTCTTGACTGACATTTCATCATAAACATGTAAGGGCAAATAGGTGATCATCGCTCGACCAAAGTGAAATGGAGTACCATTCACGGTAACACGCACATGTAATTTACACCTAAGCAAATTGAAGTGGGCGATTCGATTGACTACACGAGCATCATTGAAAAACAGCTTCCACGGTTCTATGACAGCATCAACAGAACCACCTTGGGTCCATGTATACGTCGCTATTCGTACTGGACGTGACATGAAATCACCAAGACTAGCTGTATTTGTATCCATCAATCGTCGTGTTGGATCAACATATGCATCAACTTCAGTCATATTTTGAGCATCAACATCTGCAAACTGCACATTCTGTTCAGTCTCAATTTCAGACATCTTGCCTTCCTCTGCACCAGGATCCCCACTTTGTGGAACAAACACGAAATCATCATCAGGCGTTAAATGACGCACACAAATGTCAGACAAAAGCTGCAATGACAAAATGGACTGAGATATCTCATCCACAATTGCATCGCCAAACTCCGTGTTTAAAGCACGCAAGTGTCGAGCATTGCCATTAAGGACTTCTCTAACAAACCTACAATCAGAACAAAGTTTGCGAACATGTCTCTCCTCAATGGACTTGGTGGTGTTTCCCCTGTCACCACAGACCAAGGCGTTTATTTTCGGAGTCACCTGGGTCTCCATCATTTTTGTTTTATATACATTGAAATTACTAAACCTTTTATTTACAACCAGATTTTAGGCTTATAGATCTGGAATTGTGATAGTCAATCACAGAATATTTACAAAGACGAAGCAAGCCTGGAATCAGAGTGACTAACTCTTCAACCGGTATCCAATACTTCGCCCTCCTCTTCAACTTTTGCAGTATGAACTGCTCCCCCATGGTAGATACGGGGAATTTGTGAGTTCTTATTTCGAAAATACTCACAAGCTTGTTTAGAATATCTGGATCCATAATCCTCACATCTAGAATCAAAGTCTGCTTCAAGCAATGGGACCCATCCAACAATTCCAAGTCCTTCAGCGATCTTCCGAACTCCAGACCTCTTTTCCTCATAAAATTCACGTCCATGGAAAAATGACTCCAACAGGACATTGGAAAGATTGTCAGCAAACAGAGTTTTCTCTGAATGACCAGAATTCTTCTTCTTGACATAACCATACAACATTTTCTGCATGGAATCTTCCGCTAAGGCACCTACACTAAGACCAAGCTCTGGAACATAAGTGTCTGAACGCTTCAAGAAATCCACCTCACTAGACTTCCAAAGTTCTTTCATTTCATCAGATTTATTCGGACTGGTCAGAATTATACCATAGTCAGCAGCCCACTTCATAAAGGAAACATTGTTGAATCCAGGAACATCATCGGCGCGGCTTCCCTCCGCATCATCACCGTATGTCATCAAATTTACATGCTCCTTGAATCGCACATGTGGATACAGAAACTTAAAGAAAGTCCTAGCCTGCAACATCACGCACAAAGAATTTTCAACAACTGTAAGTGGTGTCCCGGACACATTCACTCCCATAGTAGGCACAACAAGAGCTCCATCAACCTCTACGAAAGGGTGGAGCAAATCCTCTGAAAGTGCTTTCATGGCAACCAAATCTGTCTCATTATAACCTGGGATCAAACCAGCCCACTGGATCATGAGCCAATGCGCCGCAGATCTCAATTCACTTGACAATCGGGCATCATGGCCACTTGCATCCCATGCAAGGATATTATCCTTGCCATGATGGGTGACAAAATCCATCAATTCAGACCATTCTGGACTATGCACATTAATCCCAACAGCACATCCAGAGTCTAATGAATTGGACTGTATTATTGCAACCACTGGCAAAAAGTACTTGCGTATCAACAAATTGGTGACGAATTGTCCACAGAAAATCTTCCGACATTTCCCATCTTTTGGCAACCATTCATCCTTGTTGAATTGCTTGAAAATCGAACCAAGAGGCTGGCCTTCACGTATTCTTCGATCAGCTTCTTCAAACTCCTTCAAAAATTGTGGTTTCAAAACTCTATTATGATGATCGTCTGGATTGACCAAGGCTTGATACTTGTTGCCTGTATATGGAACTCCCATCGCTGTAGTCCAATCAATCCCATTAAAGAATCTCTTACCATCAATCCCCATCAAATTCTGATCCAATGATAATGGTGCATAATCACAATACCAAGATTTCTGGAAGCACAATGAAACATCATCACGATACTCCAATAGTGCCTTATCAAAGGGCTCACTTGGCAATGTTATACCATGTTCTTTGACCTTATCATGCCATGCCTGAGTACCCTTCCATTTCGGTCTCATCACTGGTGGAAAGAAAGGTTTTTCCCATCCCAGATGCTCCTTCACCATGTCTTCAGCGATTGTGAATTTCTTTGTCATAGATCCACCGGACTGAGTAGTGACTGCAGGTCCAATATATGCCAATGGTGAAGATTCAGTCTGAAAATTCAAAAAATTTTTGGGGTCCAAAGTACCTTCTTTGATGAGAATTGATTGTTGTCCAAAATTTGCAGGTGCACATTTGGGCTCCAATGGAAACAAACCCGGAATCCTATTAGTCAAAGTATTGATGGCTTCTAACAACTGGGCCGAAGTAACTTGACATGCAAAACCTTCAAAAGTGTCAGTATGTCCTGCAACATGAATTCCAACTATAGTACTTCCATTTCCAGAACTCACAACAGGAGCACCACACAAGCCGGGGAAACACAGACCATCATTGGTTGTGTACCTTGCCCCAAGAAACATCTCAGGATGATGAGTACACTGTTGAATCTGGTACGTCCCCGCTGAACTGTGAACAACACCTTTATTCGTCTTATAGAACATGTTAAACTTTCCCTTATAGTCAAATGCCATCTTATCCGAGACAAATAGATCAACTATGTCCGAAAACACAGGCCCGGCATTTTTGATGGCACTGACACACATGTCTGCACCAGGAATCTTCACAGTTCTGCTCATATCAAAAGTGAGTTTCATAGAAGAATTGACTTGATCTTCAGGGAATCGAAAACCTGAAACATACAATCTATTTGCTAAAGTGATAGAAGCAACATTGCCTTTCTTGTCATAAGTCTTATTCTCCCAGAAATGCCATGGAAACATCACGAAATTGGGTCGTAGGAAAATCATGTTTCCTCCACCACTAACTTCTCCTGTTGAAGTATCTTGACGAAAAACGACATTCAACATATTATTCTGGAGGGCATTCTTCATTTGATCATCACTCATGTGTTGACATCTCTTTGACAAAGGCAATCTCTGTGCAAAAGGCTTCAACCACTGACTCTTCTCCTTGTCACGATTGTCAGCCTCTTTCTTACTATCTGGTGCCAGCACTGTTTGATTTTCCAAAGTGGTTTCTTCTTTCACCCAACTCAACCTTTCAACCAAACTTTTCTTGTCTTCCTGGGGTTTAGCACTACCTATCCTGCCCTCTGGCAAGACTGGTCCTTGTGTGCTGTCACTATACAAAGACAAAATCGCCTTAGCTGCCTTTGCTGTTACACCAATGGCAAGCACCAAACCAGCAAGTTGCCAAGCTTTGGACATAACGACATCTCTCTGTTCATTGGACACATAAGCTGACACATCATTCCGTTTGACAATCTTCTGCATCAGTGCATCCTCACAATCCTTATAAACTCCAGCAAGCTTTGGAAGCATCGCAACTCCAAAACTACCTGATAGGAAAAAACACATGCTCGGAGTTGGAAGATCACCAGGATTCCCATAGCGGTACTGAAAAACACCAATCATTGAAGTCATCAGGACTGGCATATACATGGCAAATAATCGCTTATAAAAATTCCAGCGAATCTGCTTTGAATCCATGACACGAAAAACATACTTGAATCCAGGCTTATGAATCCAAGATGATGGCACAAAATTCAGCCAATCAAACGTATTCATGAACCATCTGGTTCCAGTCACAATATGATAAGCACCAGCTCTGTCAACAAGTCGAGCTTTCCCAGCTCCAGCTTGATATGCTTTGCTGGCAATGGTATCAAAACTATAAGACAACATGGTCGCAGCCCAACTGTTAGACCACAAACCATGCTCTGTCATTTCCTTCTTCTTCTCTCCAAGTTTACCTCTCTTTTGGGCAGAACTATCTCTTGCCGGAACCTTACCACGTTGAACATTGGAAGTCACAGCAGTCCTGAGCTCATGTGAGTCATCAGGAAACTTACCATAAGTCTCAATCTCAGAACGTGAAGGAGGTTCAACAGCAGCTGTCGTCCTACCAATATATTGACACTCATTACCATATCTGTCATGGCAATTTTGAATGGCACGTTTAAAGTCATTGTGCACAGTACAGCCATTCAGAGTGTTAGGACATGGATTGTCTTTATCACCTTTGTCACATTTAGGTGCAGTCTTTGGATTTGTAGTCTCACCTCTATTCATCATCTCAGCTTCTCGTTTGAAATGCTCACCGCACTTCTCACTGAGAAATGCCAAAAGTACAGGCGCTGTAATATTAATCAGAGGTTCTCCACGCCATTTTATGACCCTGTATGGCAATAAATTAGCCATCTCTCCGCCATTGAAATATGGTTCTTTGACTGTAAACAAATGTATGTCATCGATCTCACGCTTGGCCTCAGAACCATCAGGATCAGTGTAATACTGCCTAACTAATTCAGTGTCAATACCTTGGAAAACACCCCTACTATCCATAACCGAAAACTCTTCCTTGACTGTAGTCATAATGACATAGGGCATCCTCTTCTGAACTGAACCTGGACAAATTGACAATTCAAACGCATTCATAGTTTCATCATGTCCAGTAACAGCAACCAATGAAGGCGCAACTCTGGCGGTCTCCTTATCTTCAACAGCAGCCATAGGTGGAATAAATTCCTGATTGCCATCGACTTCAATCAATTCATGTGGTTTGGTGATGTTGGCTGTGTTTTTCGCCTGAGCAAAATCATCATAGATAATAGTGGTGAATCGATTCTGCCATCCCTGCCAGAATGGTAAAATTGGGTTCCGATAATAAGTGTAATTGTCACCATAATCAATCTTGTGACGTTCCGCCAGACATGCACTAACTTGTCTAGCAGCCACTGACTTACCAGTTCTTGATTCACCAAAAAATCCAAAAATAAATGGTCTCTTCCTTCTTTTGACGTTGTGATCAATAGCTGTGCTATCAAAGATCAATCTAAGCACTGCTTTATATTTTCCATCATACAACTTCTTCTCAAATTTATCAGTTGCCGTAGAAGTCAAAACTTTGAATTTCTTACCAAGTCTATCCAATCTCAGCTCGAAGTCTCCTTTTGTAACACCTGCATCATCATACCGACAAGCCTTGATCAATGGCCACTTTCCGAAAAGGAAGTTAAACTCATCATCAAGAGCAATCACTTCATCTTCAGCCAACCAAAGGGGCATCACAGATTTCATCTTCCAACATGCGTAAATCTTGTCTGAGAAGAAAATAACAACATCAAAAACTGCGTCAATTATGCTAAAAGCATTTTTCTCCATCAAAACAACATCAGGCTTAATAAGTGTGAAACCTTTGATATCAAAAGTAACTTGAGTGGCCTCACACAAACCAGCAATAACGCATATAGCAAGCAACTCGCCAACCTTATCGAACAAGGGGCTATTAGTTGCTTGTCTCCAATTGGCTCGGCAAGATCTGAGGAGTGCACTGAAAGCATTTCCATTGTTGAGGACTGATGGATCCTGCACAATGGACAAATCTCCAGATTGATTTTCCAGTGCAAGCGGTTGATCACCATCAAACAGCTTAATGAACTCAGATATAAGAGATGTCACAGTAAGAACTAGTGAACTTCCCATTATGGATTTGATATACAACATGACAGTGCTATAGAACTTCGCTTGAGTCATGTTTTCATCAAGAGCCATAAAGAAGAGCCATGTGTTCTCAAGAATGTTAACCACTTTAGAGACAGCATCAGGAGTGACGCCATCCTTACCTTTCAGTACATCTGGTAATGACTTCATGAAGTCCTCCACTTTACCAACGTCACTTCCAAGGGAGTGTTCAACAAACTTACGCCTTAAATGATTCTTCTTCTTCTTTTTCCTAGGTCGCCGAGCAGGCACTCTCACCTGCTTGTGATATGCCATCTTCACTGAATGATGATCCTCTTTGAAAGAATCAAAATCACCTTCATCCTCAAAAGAGTCAACAAACATATCAGCGAGTTTTTGGGCTTTCCCTGAGATTTCACTTTCATCCTTAATCAAATCCCAAGGTGATTTCTTGCCACAAACGTATGATTTCGCCTCATTATGTCCAGCACCAACCAAGTACCAGGGCTGAACAAGGATTCTGTTGTCCTTATATGATAAAGCATAGCCACATCGCAGTGCACATAATATTTCAAAACGCGAATAGCCCTCTGAACAAGGGCGAACGTGTATCATACCAAAATTGACCTCGCAAACAAAAAGTTTAGCCGACTCTGGTCCTTCAAAATGTGCACTATAGCCACTACTCAACACTTCTCGAAGCAGTGGATATGGTCCATGATCATCATCAACAAGCCACCTGTAACAAAAACCAGGAGCATGGTGGGCAACTTGAATTTCTTCACTAGCACTTTTAAAAATATCACTTGAAATTGAAATGTCATCAATATCACTTATTTCAAAAGTGCTTTCGCATTCCCTGCGCGCCTTACAACAGGAGTCCTCTCCGTAAACGGTGCAATGAGGATTCTTATCCTTACAAACGCCTTTATTTTCTTGAGTTGGTGCAGTCCTTTGGCTTAACTGCATCTCTCGATCACTTTTCCCGTGTGTACTTGCCATTAGAAACTTTTGCATTGTGATCAAAAGTAAAAGGAGGTGAACGTGAATTACTCCGCTCAATACAGCTCCACTGACACACATGTGTCCATAAGTGTTCAAAATAGTCTTACGGAATACTAAAATTCCAGGGTTTTCGATCACCCCAAACATCGCTACAAATTCCACAAATATTAACAAGTGCGCCCGATACAAGGGTTGTTCTTCCACGCATAGCTTCCATCATCGGTGCCACCCTCCAGAAACTATTTCTTACTCCAGGCCGGGACTGACCTGACAAAATCCACCAATTGGCTTCCAACCGACCCTGCAAGACAGGTCTTGGCTTCAACGTCTTACGTATATTAACAACCCCTAGAACGGGGAAACAGCTTTCACTGTATCTAACGAAAGCAACCACTAGGATTATCAATCCATGTTCGATTGCCGGGCGCCACCCTTAAGCGCGACAGAAGTCACATCACATAAACATCCGAATGGAGCTCGTTCGGACTGAGTGATAGCATTCGATGCTCCACAAATTTTTGGCATAACTATGCAAAAGGAATAGGGTACTGTGATTGGTCACGATAAACCCCCACACCTGACAAAGTAACGTCAATAGACGACCTCGCTCCAATTAAAAACACGAGGATTATGTGGATGACTTTTCCACATTAGAATCCCTAAGAGAAATCTCTCAGGACATCGGTTCGATTACAGATGAGAGTGTAAACTCTCAATCACTACGATCGTTCTGACATTTTTCACAAATTTGTACTTTTCGAAGTTTATAGACTTAATTGGTCTGTATTAACATGAAATGGTGCAAATTATTTTCTCACGAGCTTTGCAAGCTCGGAACTAGTTACCTTATACCACTAGAAGGTCAAGTTAAGAGAAGTAAAATAACTACATGCTGCCATAAGACTAACATGCAATTAATTGATAGTACTCTCTATGTGAGCAGTGAACTACTCAACATATGCTGACGTGCGG